TATCCTTCTTTGTCCCTATACGCATTACTTATATTCCAGTTAAAATTAGTTGTAAATGGAATATTAGTGTCAGGTGTTCGGTTAATATCTAAAACCGATATTCTATCTCTAACTATTTTACCAGTTTTGTAATCATAAATTTTATCTGCGCTATCAAAGAAGAATCTTAATTCGTTATCACTTTCAAAAACATAACGTAAATTTCTATTTACAATAGTGTATTTTTCTCCGTCTGTTTTGAAATATAGTAGCCAGCTTGCATCTAAGTTTTCCCCCGAAATGTCTCCAGTTTTACCTAAGCTAAAGTTATTTACAGTGTTAATATTTGAAGCAGTAATGATTTTCCATTCTCTGTCGAACCTATCATAACGTAACGCAAAGTCTTTGTATGCAAAGGTTTGATCAATAATTTGTAATTTTAAGTCATTACTAAAATTTGTGCTGTAAACTGGAATAATCTTTTCTAAAAGGGCGCCTTCTGGTATAACGTCACTAAGAACTATACCTCCTTGACCTGTCAAACTACTTACTTCTGTACCATCTTCTGTAATATTAACTACTCTTGTCCATTTGTATGTCACAGCGTTAGGATGATCAGCATCTCCGTCCATTATAGTATGGCTGTTGTCCGCCATAAAATGCTTGCCTGTAGGCGCAACAAATTTAAGCATAGATCCTACAGTTAAAGATTTTAAACTATTTGATGCAAACGACCCGACCCTAAATGGAACACTATCTAGATTTTGTAGTATTCCTACATTTCTATTTGTTGCTACTGTTTTGCTAACCCATGCTGCATTTAAATCTCTTACTAACAAATCAAGATATTCGCTCATATAAAAATTACGTAAAGGATTAGACCTCACAATGCTTTGTATATTGTTTACAATCACGCCTTCAATGTCGCTTTGGCTTGTAAAAGTAAAATCTTGTTTTGTTTGATATAGTTCTTTGTATACAATTCCGTCATTTGCATATAATTTTGTTGTACTATATTTTCCACTAGGATCTTTTAAATCAAAGTATCTGCTTATACCACTAGAAATTCTGTTTACACTTCGTGTTTTAATTATATCTTGACTAACTGATAACGGGCCAATATTATAATCTTCTCCTGTTACTAATCTATTTTGTGTATAAAATGTCGAAGGAGCATTTAATTTTATTTCAGCGTTAGATTCAGCTTGAGCACTATTGTTAATAGTATATTGAAGACGCAACCCTATAGTTAACGTTTCTTGAGATCCCGATTTGCTTTGATACGGAATATCAATTAAAACTGTACCGATTGAACCAGGAGATATTGATAATGGTTTGTTTATACTTGTTCTATAATAAATTTTAAAATTGCCAGATGGCAAATTACCAAAAGTTCCGTCACTGAACGCAACATTAATTCTATCGCCTATTCTTGTTTGGACTTGAAATATATCTCTAACTTGGTTAAACAAGCTATTGTAAATGACTGAGTTGCCTTCTACAGCATCTAATTTTGTCCAATTAGTTGTTTCAAAGCCATTTGTATCTACACTATAAAGCCATACATCGCTATCATTAATATTTGCAACATCTATACCTACTACTTGATTAGGCACAGGATTAGTAACATTAAAAGTTCCGGTTTGCAAAACACCTTGTCGTGCATGCATAAAAAATCCAGTGTTTGAAGACCCAGGTCCTTGGCCGTCATCTCTGAATAAAAATGCAGGACTAGTGCCTGGTAGAGGAGGTTCTTCTGATAAGCTATTATTTTTTATATCTGTACTTACAATTTCAAATGGTACATTATTACCTTCAATTATTTTTGTAAATGGAAAAATTGCAGATGCAGTGTTAACTGCATTAAGTCTATACTTTTGTGTTGAAACGTTTGAAATTGTATCATTTTTTAAAGGATTACCAATTTGGTTTGCTAAGGGTAATGCTGCATTTAAAATTTTAGTAAATTGTTCAAAATAATTTGTATTAGTTTGATCATTCCATTTAATTACTGTATTTTGTAAATTTATTCCTGTACTATCGAAAATTGATTCCGATGTCTTAATAGTAGAAAATTTAAACAGTCCATTAGCTGCTTGATTTCTGCGAGGATTGTACGACAGCATACGTGCAAGACGTAAGACGCTTTCTCTGCGTTCTGCTGTTTCAAGGAAGTTTTCACGAGCGTTTAAATCAATACGGAATGATAAGTTTTGCCCAAGGAAAGCAATCATATCAATCAGCGCAAGATATTCACTTGATTCAATGTAATCGTTAAAATCTTCGGGATAATTTTGGCGCAGATAATTAATCATCGCGCGGCGAAGATTATCAAAATCATAGCTTTGAAATTCTGCATTTCTAAAGCTTTGATATATTCTTTTCCAGTCTTCAGTTACTAGCAACTTAGACTGTCTATCACTTGAAGACATACCAATATTCCTTATAATAAAGTATTTATGCTACGAAATAATGTATGTATTTAATTGTCTATTAATCCAATATTACTGTCAAATTTAAAATTAAGTTGCTCAGTAATTGAATAGGATTTATATGTTACTGAAGCTGAAACTTGTATTCCGTTTTCATATGCTTCTACAAATACTTCTTCTGCAGAAATCCTAGGGTCATAATTAATAATATACGTAACATTTTCTGCAATAGCTTGTTGTAATGCCGGAGTAAATGGTTCAAATAGTATGTCCCATATTATGCATCCAAACTCGGGATTACCAAGTTTTTCGCCCTGGCGTATGTGAAAATGATTAATTAAATCTTGTTTGATAATTTCAAAATCGTACAGCTTAAAACCTTTAGACGAATCTCCTGAATAAAATCCTCTATAAGTTCTAGATACAGTTGGTGCTGTCGAAGTACTAGGAACTTGTACTCTTTTGTATAAATTGTCTTCTAGTTCACTCATAACATATTTACCTATTGCACATTAGAGGATCCGTCAGCATTCTGAGGTCCTGGATTATTTTGTTCTTGCGGCGATGTAGGCGATTCTGCATCTTTTTCTTCTGTAATTTCTTTTGCAGGAGCAATATAATAATCTTCTCCTCTCGGATCGCCTGATTCTGTAATCTGTTCATCAGTTGTTGGACCTTGCGGTATTAGACCTGGTGTAAATCTATAATTTCCACCTTCATTTGCTGCGGTACTAAAGTGCATTGCATCGTCTAAACTATTCCAAGCTCCGCCCCAACCTAAGCCAAAGCTTTTAGCAAGTTCGCCAGTATTTGCAGGCATGTCAGTTATAGGAGCATTAGACGGTCTTGGAATCCATAGTCCATTTGGATCACCATTCCTTACCGGGTTTGGCGGATTTATATCAATTGCCGCGCCGCTAGCATGTGTGCTCCATTTGCTTGAATTTCCTATATTGCGTTTGCTATAACCTAATAAAACTTTTATCTCATAGCCAGTAGCTTCTAATGCATCAATAAAGCCTTGGAAATTAGGAACCCAAATTTCAGCAACTTCGGCTGTAATTCCTTTACTAGTTGATACTGTTCCTAACGGACCGTCACCTTTAAAGAATCTATTAGCATAAGAATCTGTTGATCTTTCTTTATCAATTTCAAAATTCGCAATTGATCTAATTGCGGCAGTGCCTGGCACATTTTTAGGAGGAACAACTTCTCCGTTAACAATTGCATTATCGCCTGTGGTGCCGTAATCGTTAATTCCTGAGGATCCATAAACTTGTGACGAGGTTTGATTTGCAGATTTAGTTTTAGTAAACGTGTCTGGCGTTATAATTCTATCACTTGGCATTAATTGCCCTGGTGATTCTCTGTCAGTTTGCTCAGGTTTAAATCCTGCAGGATTTAAATTTTCATGATGCATATATGGTTCGTGCTGCGGTGCCCGTGTAAGAATACTTTCATAAGGAACGGTGTCTTGAGCTCCTGGAAAAGTGTAAGGTAATACAATTTGCGTTAATGGAATTATTGCTTCAGCAGGTTTTGCTGCGGTTGATGCTGTTGCACTAACGGCTGTTGTAGCTGCTGTACCTGCTACTGCTACTCCTGAATTCCAACTTATTTTTGTTGCATCACCTGCAATCGCTGTGCCGCCAAGCATATTAATGCCGTTAGTTGTTTCAAAATGTGCAGAATCAGATTGTACATCGAATACGCCTGTAATTGTTGTTAAACTGTCTCCAGAAACGATTGTTTCTAAATTTGCGCCAGATAAGA